GCAAGTCCAGCAATCGCGATAGGGGTGACTATAGCAGCCGCAGCCGCAGCCGCAGCAGGCACCGTCATGCAGGCACAAGCTCAATCCAAGGCAGCTGATTATAATTCTCAGATGGAGAAGTATAATGCTCAGATTCAAAACCAGCAAGGTCAAGTTGATGCGGCTAATATAGAACAGCAAGGGGAAATGATTCAAGGCAAGGCTCGTGCAGCAGCCGCCGCTAGTGGCTTGATGGGTGGTAGCTCTACGGATATTCAATACAACGATCTTGTGCAAAATGACAAAGCAGCCTTGGCTATTAGGTATCGTGGCCAAATAGGAGCTTATAATGCAGAGAATCAAAGCACGCTGGACTCTATGCAGGCTTCTAGTGCTCAAACGGCTGGCATGATTGGCGGAGGTTCTGCATTGCTTTCCGGTTTAGGTAAAGCCGCAGGACAGTACCAATCTTCTTTTGGACAACCTAGTGTACAACCCGTTTTTGGATCAACCACAGATACGGCTCAACCTACTTTCTAAAGTAACTTTATGGCATACAACGACCCTTCCGGTAACATAGCAGCAGAGCAACCCTCCTCCTCTGCCCCAACACCGTCTCTACGTCTTCTTTCTGTTGACGCAAGGGCAACTCCGCAAGACTTTGGAAGTCAAGTAGGTGGGGCTATTGAAGGTGCTGGAAACGCACTTGATAATTTCTCAGATCAAATGATGGAGATTTCCAATAAGCGTGATGCTCTCTATGCTCAGCAAGTGGCAACCAAGGCAGAGGTTGATTGGCGGCAGAACATGGCGCAAGCGGCTCAAGCCTTTACGCTAGACCCTTCCAAGGGGGTTAATTACGCGGATACCTACAAGACTCAATTTGCAGCTTATCAGGAACAAGCCATTGCAGGAAACCCGAACCTTACTCAAAATGCTAAAAATCTTGTTATGTCTCACCTTAATACGGTGGGAGCTTCTATGTTTGAAGATGCTTTGCACTTGCAAGCCAAGGCTAGTACAGATTGGAGCGTGCAGAGTTTTCAGAATACTGCACAGAATCTTGACAAGATTGCTAACAGTGAGGGGGCATGGGTAGGGTACAAGACGGATGGTTCTTTAGACACAACTTACTTTGATAACGTGCGGGAGCAGCATATGCAAATGACAGCTAATGCTCAAGGCATTGTACCCGATGCAGCTAGGCGTGAGGAAAATTTGCGGTTTAATATCCAGACGGATAAGGCAGAAATTGATACCGTTACGGCTCGTTTTGGGGCTGGGGTAGCTGCAAAAGGTATCGTTGATGGCACACTAGGCACTTCTCTTTCTATCCCACAACGTCAATCGCAGATTTATGAATTGCAAAGCAGGCAGCATGAGGACACGAATCAAGCCATTACGGATTTCCATAAGTCTGTACAGGGTTATGTTTTAGGTGTAGAGGCTAGTGGCCAACGTGACCCCGTAGCTGAAACCAATTTGAACAATAAAGCTACTTTAGCTTATGGTAGTGACGGTGTAGGCTATGCTGCTAAAGCTGTGAGGGAAGCAGGAACGGCAGAGGATAAATTTCAGGCTCAGCAACAACTAGACCAAATTTCTGCACAGATTGAGAACAAATACCCAACAAAAGAAGCCAAGAACAACTTCCTTAAGAGCTTATCTGACCCCAACCATGAAATAACTCCACAGGAAGCCTCTGATTCAAATTATTTAAATTACCTTCCGGTAATGAAATCAGGAGAAAATCCTATTGAGACTTTGGATAAAGTTCGATCTTTCCAAGCTGACTTTAACCAAAAGGTTCAAGATGGTGTAAAGATTAATCAGGGAACCACTACACTTAAAAGTGCTTCCGTTGATGACTTGAAAGCTTTTTCAGATGGCATAGACCCTACTTCCGCTACCTACGTTGAAAAGGGTTTGAAGAAATTTGCAGATGCAAGAGTTAAGGCTATTCAAAATGATGCTTTCAGTGTTACGGTTCAAGACGATAAGCCTATGCAATCCTTGCTGCAATCCGCACAGGACTCTGCCAAGCTTGACCCTAAGATTTCCAATACGGCAAGTCAACAAGCTGTTGAACGCTCTATTTCCTTGCAAGCCAAGTTGAATCCAGATGCGGCACCGATGGTCATGTCTAAGAATGATGCGGATTTTTACATTGGACAGTTAAAAACTACAACCAGTAGTGACCAACTTTCACAGACGCTAAACTCCATGCAAGAAAAGTTTGGCCCTCGCTTCCAAGATGCCTTAAGCCAACTCCACAACAACCCCAAGAACCCCCTGCCCTCTGGTCTTAGCTTGGTTGCTGCCAATGTAAACCAGCCGAATACAAGGGACATTCTTACGGCTGTAAATATTCCAGATGGAAACGGTCAAGGTAAGGAAAAGGAGAAAGAAGATAATCCCGGTTATGCTAAGAGGTTTGCCGAAACGGAACATCCTGAATATGAGAAGTCGATTGATACTCTAGTTTGGAATGACCCTACACTAATGAAGTATAAGGAAGCAAATTCTGTTGCAAGTAACAAACAACAGGATATTGACCAGACGAATAGTACAATTAATGCTATTGGCAAGTATGCTAAATTCTTGTATCTAAATCCTCCGGCTGGTACAAAGTATGATGATAACAGTGCTGTAGCAGCCGCAGTAAAAAGTGCTGTTTCCAATCATATTGATTTTGGTCAAACGAATGGTGTTAATTATCTTATCAATAGGGAAGGTAAGAACGGCACTTATTCCGATGAGGATACCAGCAAAATCAAGGGGCAATTAGACAAAGAGCTTTTAGACATTTCAAGTAAATTCCCTACTGGTTATGAATCTTCTGACAAGGATGAGCCTAAGCTCGGTGCTCTTAATAATCCGGGCCAACAGGCTTCCCTCTACGACATTCAATCTAGGGCTTATTGGGTAACAACTCCTGACATGACAGGCGTTTACTTGGCTATGCGTCCGATGGAAGGTCCAGCAGCCAGCCGCGAAGCGATACCTGTCCCTAATTCTTTGCGTACCTTTGATGACATGCTTAATAAGGCAGCAAACACTAAAGTTGATAACCATGATGCCAATAATATTCCCCCTAGGATATACGGGTACTAAAGTAACTTTATGCCATTCCCTTTCTCACAAAATAACTCAGCCTTAGACGATGCTAAAGACACTAGCGGGATGCAGCCTGCTGCTGATATTCCTTCAACGTATATCTCTAGGGGCTTATCAACGGTCAATGATAGTTGGATAGGTGACGTTTATCGTGGGGATGTAGGCTTTGCTCTTAAACGTGACGGCTCGGAAATGCTTAATCCAGATGCAGCCAATAATGAGTTTGGCAACGGTGGAAGGACAAAGTTTACAGAACCAGTCTCTAGAAGCTATGCTCAGTTTAAATCCAATCAAGACGCAATTACCTTTGGCTTACAAGACACTCTTGCCAGAGGGGGTAGTGCTTCCGCCTCTAATACTTGGCTTGGTTCTGGGGTAGCACAAGCGGCAGGACTTCTAGACCCTTTCCAAGATGGTGCCGCCATTTTGTCCGATGGCATAACCAAGTTTGCACCGATTAGACCGGGATTTATTGTTGGGCCTGCTACCTCTAGGCTAGCCGCTAGGATGGTGGCAGGAGCACAGACAGCCGCTACCTTCTCAGCCATTACAGAGCCGTTGCACTACGCAATGGATGATAACTGGTCACTCAGCGAAGCGGCTCAGCGTCTAGGTTCTGGGGCTTTGTTCCTTGGCTTAACGCATGGTCTTTTTGGGGCAGATAATCTTAAGCCTTATCGGGAAGAACCTGTTGCGGGTGAACCTCAAGTACCTACAGCTTTTCAACAGTTGGAAGATCATTTGCAGCCTGAAACTAAAGCAGCAATGGCACAAGCCTCTGTTGCCAGAGCACAGTCAGATTTAAGCTTTGACCCGATCAATGACTTAGTTGGCCTTGATAAGCGGATTGTCGCGCATGAAGCAGCTTTAAGTGCTATTGCAGGCCATCCGGTAACTTTGCCTTTAGAGCAAAGGGCGGCTGTTCTACAATCTATGGATGATGGGACTTATGTTAGTCCTTTGGAGGAGCCTAAAGTAGATTTACCTCCTGCTACACCCGCACCATCTGAAAGTTTTGATTCTCCTGCGGTTATTCCTCAGAGTAAAGGGAGTATTAGCCTAGAAGTTAATTTTCCACCTTCGGCAGAAGTTTCAAACTCTTTAAAAGAAGCCTCAACAGACCCCTTTGTTGCGGCTGTTGCTAAAGCTTCTGGTATCACTAGAGTTAGCATTGACTCTCCAGCTTCATTTGAACTTTCACAACAAGGGGGTGTTGCACCTGATGGCTCTATCAGAATTAACCCAGATGCTACCGATGCCAAGGGAACATTCTTGCATGAACTAGGCCATGTAGTTTGGGATAAGTCTAGTGATGCTCAGAAAAATGACATTCTACAAATTCTTAAAGCACACCATTCAGAGATTGCAGCAGCTTCTCCCGGTTATTCTGATATAAATGACCCGCACCAGAGAGAGGAAGCTATTGCCGAATTATTCCGTCTAGGGACTTTGACTGATTCTGAAAAAGCAAAGCTTACTGAACCAAGACTAGGAACTTTTAAGTATAGCCCTAAAAAGGTTGTCCAAGCACAGAAACCTAAAACAACTGATTCAACTGTTGTTCGTTCATGGAAAGATGTAGAAGAAAAAGGACACAGTTACCTTACAGCTAAGGATGATCTTTCCGCGATGGCTGCAAAGTATGGAGATAGGTCTATTGTAATGAAAGATGTCAATGGTGGCAGAGGAATTTTTAAAGCAAGTAAACTAGGGGAATTACTCAAGAATCCGCAATTTAGTGGTTATGTTAGGGAACTATTTTTAGCAAGGAACCCAAAAGAACCTGAATCGCTAGGTACATTAACCATAGAGCATTTATCAGGGTTAAAAAATGTTCTTGAAAATAGCAAGGCTACAGAGTCTTTAATTCAAAAACGTGTCCAAGACCTACAACGTAAAGTAGCTTTAGAAGCTACCCCCAAGCCTAGACCCCAGACCCCTGCCCCTGTCAAAACGACAGCAGACCAGACGGTTAGAGAGCAACTAAAGCCTTATGAGCAAGCCGAAAAAGCTCAGATTGAAAAGAAGCTTACGGGAGAGCCTAAAGAGGCAGAAGCCAAGATGACAACTGTTGAAAAAATTGACAAGCTGGAAGAACAAAAGCAGCCGGGATATAACCAAGCCATTCGTTGCGTAACTGAAACTAATTAATATGCCAGATTTAAATAAATTCGAGAAGACGGTTTACAAGGCTTGTATTGGTCAAGTTGTTGAGGCTTCTAATGGTGCGGTTACAGAAAAGGAAGCACAAGAATTACTCCCGAATCTTAACCGGATTAGCAAGATAGCTCGGATGCTTAATCCAGATGCAAACATGCGGGATATTCTCCCCCAGATTCTAGCCAAGGCAATCGAAGATGAAAAGATTGGTAAACTCCAAAAGAGCTTTCAGGAAATCAAGCAAAAGGAAACTAGGGATACTAAAATAGCTCTAGTGAATACCAAGGAGAAGGCGGCTGACCAGCTTAAGACCATTATTGGTAATATCCTTGGCACCTATGATACGGTGCATAATGGGCAGTTCTCTACAGATAGGAGAATGAAAACATTAGAAAATCAAGCTATTTCTGACTTGTATCGTGCCTTAGATGCTCAGGGACTCCGTAGTCATTTCTCTAAAGGTATAGATGAATTGCAGGTGGCACAAGAGCTTAGCGAGTTAAACAAGGATAAGGGTAATCTCGGCCTTACTGGAAACAAAGACGCTTTGACCGTAGCGAAGGTTGTGCATGGGGTAGTGGACAAGTACCTTAAGATGGGTGAGCGGGTAGGCTTGTTTGTTCCGAGACTTCAAGGCTATTCCAGCCAACAAACGCATGACCCAGATGTTATCCGCCATACAGGATTTAAACAATGGGCAAAGGACATTATGCCTGTCTTAAACCCCTACAATACTTACGGTACTCTCGATGAAGAGAAGTGGGAAGACTTCATGCGAGCAAAGTACCGTACTATTATTTCAGGTGTGCATCAAGAATATGAACAAGGGGTTGATACGCATAAAGTAGCTTTAGGAAGCAACATTGCCAAGAAAGCCGCAGCCGAAAGGACAATTCATTTTAATTCTACCTTGGATGCTTACAATTATAGCAACAAATATGGGCTAAGATCATTCCGTGAACAAATTGTTTCCAGCCTAGCTTCTATGGCCAAGCGTATTGCTTTGGCAGGAGATTGGGGAATTAATGCAGAAGCAAACATGCGGAACATCTTCAAGCTCATTGAAAACAATGCCATAGACCAAGAGGATAACAGTACACTAAAAGCTTTACATAATGATGTTACTTCTAAAAATTGGATACTTGGACTTGTGCCAGAGAAGATCATTAACGAGATAACTGGAAAGTCTCGCACCCCTGTTCAAAAGAACTTTTGGACTAGCTTTAATCAATGGGCTATGACGCTGAGCGCAACGGGTAGGCTTGGTATGGCAACCATTTCAGCACAGTCAGATTTAATGAATCTGGCAGGGCATCTTGCCACGATTGAAGGTAGCAATCCGATAATGAATTTTATTAGAGTGGCAGGGAAGTATTATCTTCCGCACTCTGGGGATTATAACATTATTGCTGCTCAATGTGGGGTAATGGCTCAAGCTTTGCGAGCACAAATGGCTATGGATAGGTTTGGAGATATGGACTCATCTGGAATGGCAGGAAAACTTGCTGCTTTATACTTTATGGGGAACATCCTACATGCTCACGATCAACGTATTGTAAATGTTATGGCTGGTATGATGGCAAACCATTTTGGCGAAATGGCAGAAAAATCCCACGCAGAGTTGCCTCTATACACTAAGACTTGGCTTGACCGCTTTGGTATTAATGAAAGTATGTGGAATCAACTGAGAGAACATGCCTTTACTGGTGGAGATGGAAACAAATATCTTACGCCAACCGCAGCAGATAAAGTTACTTTAGAAGATGAGTCTGAAAGAGATGATTTGCGTTTACGCATGGGAGCTATGTTTAATGACGCAGCTATGTCCACGGTGCCAAGGGCAGGGGCTAGAGAAAGGTTAATTCTTTATGGTGGTACAGCCCCCTCTACACCGTATGGATTTATGGTAAGAATGGCTATGCAGTTTAAGACTTTCCCAATCACCATGATTACCAAGGTGTTAAATCGTAATATTTATGGTCAGCCTAAAGGTGCAATGAACAATATTGTGGCAAATGCCATGAACTTCGCCATGTATATTATTATTGGTGCAACAATCATAGCTGTTACAAAGAATTTTCTGTCAGGTAAAAATACCCCAGACCCTACAACAGTCAAAGGATTTAAGACAGACTTGGTGCGAGGTATTACGGCTGGTGGTGGTTTAGGTTATATTGGTGACGTTGTACTCCCTAATGAGGATAAGGAAAAACCTACAGACACTATTATTAAAGGACTAGAAGGGCCGATAGGTGGTGACTTAGGTACTATAGGAGATGACGTTTGGATGAGCGGGGTTAAGAATCGCTTTGGAAGTCAAACAGCTAAGGAGAATAAGGCTGAAAGAGAGCATCTAGCCAAGGATGCAGTAAATATAGGCTCTAATTATGTACCTTTTGCCAATCATTTTGCAACTAAATTTCTCTTTAACTATTACGTTAGATATGCTATTCTTAACAGCATAGACCCTAACTATACGAACAAGCTTGAGAAGAATATGAAGAAGGAAAGTGGCCAAAGCTTCATAATTCCACCAGCAGTAAACGCTAAACACTAAGCAATATAATCCCTAACGGATAAAGTAACTTTATGGCAGTAAATAACAACGTCCCAAGAATCCAGTACAACGGAAATAGCTCAGGCACTTCTTTTGCCTATCCTTCCATCATTTACTTTGAGACTGAGCTTACAGTTATCTCAACTGACATAGCTACTGGTATTGATACGGCTCAAGTCCTGAATACGGATTACACCATTGACCCTAGCCTTTTGGGTAATCCTGCTGGTGTTAATGTCGTCTTTGGTACGGCTCCCGCTACCGGAGTTCGTATTACTATTGCACGAGTTGTTCCTTTCGCCCAGACGCTTGAGCTTGTGGAAGGTGCGGCTTTGCCTTCCGTCGCTACGGAAATGACGCTTGATGAATTGGAAATGCAAATTCAGCAACTAGAAGACCAACTTAGCCGCGTAGCCACCCTGCCCCTGTCCACTCCTACAGGTCAAACGGTCTATCAGCGTAGCCAAGACTTGCTTGTCTTTGACCAGAGCACAGGGGTTACACCGCAGATTGGCATAACTCCAGGAAATTATAAAGACTTCACGGCTGGCGTAGGGTATATTCCGACAATGAATGGTGGAGCTATTACCTCTCCTCAGACTCTCGTTGTGGGAAGCACAAATACGGTGGTTTACGCTGATTGTGCGATTGATAATACTACGGGAGAGTTTTCAACTGACCCCGTTATTACGGCTGCGGATACCATGCCTAGTGACACTTCTACTCATGCTTACGATCTTATTACTAATATCGCTGTCACTGTTGGCACGATTGCGGTAGTTAATGTCCTAGGTGGTGGCGTAAGTGCTTCTCGCGGATATTTCTATTGCGGATTGCTTCCTGCTACGGATGGCTCAGGACACTTATTTAATTCATAACCAATGCAATACGCAAAACAAAATACCGTTTGTCCTAAGTGTGCTTATATTCGGCATACGACAGTTCCGGTTGTGACAAGCACTAATAAGAGTATTGGCAATAGTGTTCCTTTTAGCTACCAGATTGTTGTTTCCAGTATAGCCCCTATCTTGTCTTATGGCGCTACGGGATTGCCATCCGGTTTAACTATTGATACAACGACAGGTATTCTAAGTGGGACTGTAACGGGTTTGACTCTTGGGACTACCGTTAGTATTAACATTTCTGCTACGAATGTTAAAGGAACAGGATACGGGACGATGACGCTACAAGTTAAAACGGTGGTTATGACCGTAACTCCCGCTCTCTCTGGTATTACGAGCACTGACCCTATTTTTCTTGTTGAAATTTCCGTAGATGGCTCGCCTTACGCCCCGGCTAGTCTAGGCTCTAGTTACGGTGTTTTTTCACAACTTAAGCTAAGGACCACGTTGCAGCCCTCCTACACCAATGGCACGATGGCCCTACTTGCTCTGTGGACTCTTTCTGGAGCATTACCCCTTCTGTTCGGATCAAAGTTCAATATGTCTGGCGATGCTGCAACAACGGGAACTAGTGCCTTTGTCTATTTTCCGCCTACCATTCGTACTGCATCCACGCTGAGCGCGGCGGGAACGAACGGCACTGATCCAACTACTGTCACTGGGCCTTACTCCCACTCTCTTGACGTGACTGGACTTGATTTGAATGCCTCAACTGGAGTGGTTCATCAATACGGCAATGCAGGCTCTATTAACAATGGCGTCATGGAATCCATATTAAATTTCTAATAATGCACAATAACCCGTACTACACACTTGCCAAGGGAACAATAGGGACGATTTCCCCTCTAGCTACCCTTGCTTGGCAGCAAGACATTGTTATACCTATTCAGGCTGTACTAGGCATTATCGTTCCTCTCCTTGTCAGTGTTAGCTTGGCTTACGACATAAAGAAGAAATGGAAAGAAGATCACGTTAAGCGTACCATACTTGACAAGGAAATTGAGATAGTAAAAGAGAAAGCGAAAGCAAAACATGAACATAAGCATCCCGTCGAAGACAATTCTTCTTATACTCCCACTGACCCTACTAACTTCGTGTAGCTCTAACTCTAAGATAATGCGAGCAGAGGCACGACAAGCCTCTGCCATGTCCACAGTCTCTAAAGCTACTTTAGCTAAAGATACGGTCATCAAAAAGTCTAATGCTGAGATAGCTAACCTTACTCAAGAGGTTAAGTTCCTTTTGTCTTTGCCTCCCACAGCGAGAACCATTCCGGTAGCTAATGAGCTACTAGACGCAAGCCTAAAGCTGAGTGGTGCTCCTAGCCAGCATGAGAGTGCCTTGGAAGCGGAAGTGCAAGACTTACTTGCCAGTAATGATAAAAATGAAAAAACCATTGTCCGAATTAATGGCACCGTCAACCAACTCCTCAAGGATAAGGAAGATGCTGATAAAAATATCGCAAATAGCCAAGCTAAACTCTCAACCGCCACAGTCACCCTGTACCAAGACGCCCTTAGAATCGCGGCAGATGACGATAGCAAGGCAACGATACTACACCTAATGATAGGTGTAGTAGTTTTCGTCGTGGCAATGATACTGCTCCGAATCTTCTTTACTATGACAACCACAGGGGCTACCTTGGCTGCTAAATTGCCTTGACTCTAAAGCTACTTTACTCTACAATATAGCTACAATGAATACCGTACAAGTCACTGACACGAATCACAAGCTATTTGGTAAAGTCTTTCAACTGTTGAAACAGGGGGAGGAGTACGTTATTGTCCTTATCAAGGATGGCGATATTGAATTTGAAAAGCTTTTTCATAAGAATCAGGTAGCAGTTGTAACTACTCCGGTGGTACCTGTTGCCGCTCCGGTTGAACCCGCAGCCTAAAGTAACTTTACAAAACTATGCAATTTAATCCAGACCTAGACGGTGCAATGGGAGGCGCAAGCTTCAATGCTGTTGTCCTTATTACGAGTGGCTTGCTCCTAGCGGCTTCTGCTGCTGCTAATCGTCGCTCAGTTACGATTGCCAATCGTGACGCTACTAACCCCATTTTCATTAACTATGATAAGGGTGCAACTGCTGCTACTACGGCTAATGGCACGATCTTAGCAGGTGAAGCTATCACCCTTCCTATCCGCAATAACATCTATGCTATCTCTACTGGTGGTAGTGTTAATGTAGATGTATTTCCGGTGGAAGACTAAAGCAATTATGCCTGCTGAATATCCTACTAGCTCACTGAGAAGCCTTAAGACTAAGGGTGGTGGTGGTGGTTCCTCCAACGTCATCTCCGGCTTCCAGCTCTCCAACCTGACGAACGCACAGCTTGATACTTACGTCTTCGATGGTTGCACGTTTTATACCTCAGACTCTTCCAGCGGGCATCCGATTAATGCTACGGGCAATACGGTTGTCACCTGCCCAGCTTGGGTCAAGGGCATTATTCCTCTGCTCACTTTTACTAGTAGTGGTGCCGCCGATACTGAGACAGTCGTGTCGGGATATGTTTCGTCAGGTAGAGGCATCACTAATTCTAACTCCAACCCGGTCGTCAACACCTTCACCACATCCCAAACAAATCCGTTGTCTTGGTCGTTTATTTTAGCGGGCGATAGCGGCTCGTATCAGATTATCAACGCAAATAGCGTGACAAGCTTCTCTATAATCGGCGATCTGGTGCCTAGCGATAGTTACTATAACGAAATAACCATTAATATCGAAGGGGCCACTTCCGTTGATCTCTCTCTTTATGCGGGTCTGCCGAATCCTACAGGTTATGATGCTTGGACTGTGGTCGCAGGGTCGGAAGCAACCTCGATTATCCTTCCAAGTTCTATCGCTATGTATGGCAGCACGGATACCTACACAGTGGGCACGGCAGCATCGTGCAATGCGATTTTCGCGGCCTACAACGCGGGCGGCGGCACTTCCGGCACCCTCTCCACTTTAGGCGGTGGTGGGCCAACGGGTGGTGTAGCCAATGCCGATTATCTTCAGTGTATCGCCAACGGAATCAACGCCAGCTTCTCCTAAATTTTATGACCATCACACCAACCACTACTAGCGGAACGAACCAGCTTACCAACGCGACGGAAACCATCAGCATTGTCACGAGCACGGCACCCTTCGTCTATCAGCTTTTTAACAAAGTCACCAAGGCGTTAGTTGGCCCGGTGAAGTACATGGTCAAAGGGTCAACCGGCACGGTTGGCGGCATCATCGCGTGCGATACCTACGCCAATCTGCAAACAGAGGCCGCCACGGTTGGCTTGGGCGGAACCCTATCCGCCGATCCTACACCAAAAGCCTAAAGTAACTTTACAGTGAAAGAAGCTGACAAGGGCTTTAAGAATAGTAAGAAGCTTCAAGCGGCTATCTTCGCGGCAGTTGTCATCCTAGCCATTCTGATCGACAACAGGCACAACCCCCTGCTCATGGATCATGCCTTGTCCATTTGTGAGGCTGTTATCGTTGCTGCTTTGGGCGGTCGAATAGGTATGCAGATCACTCAAGCCATTGTCACTAACGCAGAAGACATTGTGCAAAAGTTTGATCCGAAAGACATAGATGGACTACCAGAGTGAACGCTTCAATAAGTTCATTCCTTTTATCCTCAAAGAGGAATGTAATTATCCGCGAGATAAAAGTGGGCAGTATAGCAACCTTGTAAATGACTCAGGTGGCCCCACAAAATGGGGTATTGATCTTAGAGGACAAAAAGACTATGCTAAGCAATTCGGAGAAGACCCCTCCGTATGGACACAAGCACGAATCAAAAACTTAACCTTAGACCAAGCACTAAATGTTTACGCTCTCTTCTATTGGACAGGCCCACCTACTAAGCCTCATAACTGTGAGTCTCTTGCACCTCTTTTGGGTGAGGCTACGATGAATAGTTGGGTAAATGGGGGCAAGCCTACCTTATGGCTTGCTCAATGCTCCGGTAGTGCTTCCATTTACCTTAACTTACAAGAGTCTTACTACCATGACATTGTTAAGCGTAGGCCAAGCCAAGCTGAGTTTCTTCCAGACTGGTTAGGCAGGACTAAGCGGCTGAGAGCTTTCCTAGGGATTTAACCTGATTTACGATCTGGTCTTCGATCATTCCCTTGGCTTTGTGTGAAGCTAAGATGGTTTCGTCAATGCTATTTGGGACAATCAAATGTACGATGGTGCATTTAGTCATACCGATACGATGCACCCTATCCTCTGCCTGTGTCCAAGCTTCACGGTCATAGTCATAACTGTAAAAGACTACTAGCGTACAAGCGGTAAGCGTGATACCACGGCAAGCGGCTTTGGAGCCTAGGAAGAAATGGCAAGTGTCATCCTCCTGAATGCGTTGCTTGGCTACTTCCCTATCTTTGTCGGACACTCCACCATGAAATTCGACTAAGGATTCTTCTCCATATTTTTCTACTAAAGCAACTTTAATAAGCTTGGCGTCATGCTTGTACTTGCAGAAAATAAGAATCTTTTGGTCTTGAGCTTCATCCAGTAAGTCCATGAGAGCATCTATTCTCTTGGTAGGAATGTGGATGGTGTTACCTAAGTCATCGGTGACATGTCCACAAAGTATTTGATGTAACTTAAGGCTCTTGACCAGAGCAATGCTTGCAGTACATGACCCCTGTCCTACTTCCATTGTCCATTGCTCTTGCATGCTATTGTAGGCAAGTATTTGCTCTGGGGTTAAGTCAACGTCTCTTGTCTGGTAAACTTTCTCCGGCAGATCAAGGCAATCTTTCTTAAGGCATCGGTAGCTCCAAGGCTGGATTCTCTCGTTAAGCTGGTCTAGGTTTTTATACCCTACCACTTTTTCAAAAGTGAGTCTCTGCATTTCCATAGCTTTTTTCTCAGGATTCCAACGCATGACCATCTGGTTGCTATAGCCTTTTTCAATGATTGCATAGTAGTGTCTAAAAGTTAGGAAGGAACTAAAGCCTAGCAGGGCAGGGGAGAGGAAGAGGGCTTGGGCATACATGTCATATGGTGACTTGGTTATGGGGGAGCCTGTAAGGATACGCCGATACTTGGCTTTGGGAGCCAAGTCTAAAGTAACTTTAGTACGCTTGGCAGAGGGATTTTTGATTACGGTGGATTCATCGATAGCAAGCAATACACGAAATTGATTGAATATTCGTTCAAGCCCCTTATGCGTCCGTTTTGTAAGTACCCCCTCAATATTGACCAAGAAAATTTTGAGCTTATAAGTCTGCCGAAATAGATCGGACAATAATTGTTTTGCCTGTCTATCTGTGAGGGATGCACTCCACACGAAAGTTTCATATGGTACAGACAAATGGGTTGGAATTTCCTTGGTTGACCAGTTACGGTACACACCTTTAGGTGCAAGGATAATAAGACACTCAATCTCTTGTTCATTGTAAAGCCTTTCTGCATCTGCTAGGAGACACCACGATTTTCCTGTACCCATTTCCATGAAGTAAGCAAAGTTCTTTTGTCCTTTGGCTTTCTCCACACCGTCTAGCTGATGTTTATAACCTTTTGTAAGCATGTAACCTTTTCTGTATCTTCTCCATTAATTCCTGATACTGTATCTTACCAAGCTTCTTGCATGGTTCACAGATAAATCCAGCCCTTACTCTAGAGTTCTTAGGCTCTAGACATAAGCAGCATCTTCCGTCCATGTGATCAACGCTCATAGTGCTAGTAGGGGTATGCAATTACCAGTCTTTGGCTTGATGATATGCAGGTTGTGCTTTGTGCGTGTAACGCCAACGTACCATACGCGGTATTCATCTGCCCAAGATAAAGTAGCTTTAGCATAGGTCTTGTTGCTCATATCCGTTAGGATAACTACATTATCTTCTTCCCCACCTTTTGCACCATGTATGGTTGAAATTCGTATCCTAGGTGCTCCTCGGATATTTTCTTTCCGTTGAAGGACACTTCTATAGTAAGTTCTTTTTTCAACTGGCATACCTTGGAAAGCGTCAAACCAAGGCATAGAGCTAGAAAAACATTCACAGATCGTTCGCTCATCGCGTTCAAAGTCTTGAATGAACTCTTCTTTCGTGTAGTCTTTTTTAACATTGATTGTTCTCCCCATCATTTTTAGAATAGCTTCCAAGTCATGGACACTTAGCCTCTCTCCTTTTAAAAATCTATGGTAATCTAAAATAGGCAAGGTACAAAAAGTAGGAGGGTCAAAGATAGAGTCATACCAATAACCAAGCCTACGGCATGTCTCTTCAATTTGCGAGATAAAATAATTGTTACGGCAGAGGATAAGCCAGTTGCCTTCGCTCATATCCACTTGCTCCAAGTCACCGTAGAATGCTAACACCCCCTGCTCCTTCCTAGGTGCATAAATCTTTTCTACAGAATCAGGAATCTGAGTCCTCATTTCCATAGCCAGAGAATGGACTACTTTAGGGACACGATAGCTTTGGGACAGGGTGATACGGGTGCCTCCTAGTCCTACAAAAGACTCAGGGTGAGCACCTGCCCATTTAAAGATTGCTTGGTCATCGTCGCCAGCTACCCAGTTATCGCAGTCTTGTTTAGCCAGTCGTCTAACCATGTCCCATTGAACCTTGCTTAAGTCCTGAGCTTCATCTACAAAAAGCACTTTAAGCGTAGGCACAGAACCATGCTTAATCCAGTCATCTACCATGTCGGTAAAGTCTAGTAGTGCATTAGCTTGCTTATAGGATTTCAAGCTTCTAGCCCAAAGGTTCAAGATCAAATTATCAATGTCATCAAACTCAGAGGCAGATAAAGCCTCGTCTAAAGTTACTTTACTGATACGGGAGTAGTTCTCAATGAACATGATTTTATCACCCTTACTTGCGCCTGCCCATAGCCCCTCTTCCGTATTCATTCTAGTAGCTCTAGGAGTTACTTTCAATCCGCAAGCCTCTGCTACCTCTGCCAAGTGCTTATAGGAAATAACCGATTCCCGCTTAAGTCCTAGCTGCTGGAAAGCCATAGAGTGCAAAGTCCTAAAGTTTAGCAGCTTGCTACGCTTAAGCATAAATCGCTCACAAGCACGACTCTTAGCTTCCTCTGCTGCTACCCTTGTGAAAGTAACAAATCCTATCTCTTCTGGGGCAAATCCACGGTCTAAATAATTGGAAACTTTATTGAGAAGAGAAAATGTTTTCCCCGTCCCGGGCGGGCCAAAGATGATTGTTGTTCTATCTGGGTTCATCCTGATCACCTCTCCGCACTAAGATATTTCGCTCTAGAATGCCACGACTGGAAAGCTCATTTCTAGTACGGAAAGATTCCAGCCAATTAGTACAGATTTTATAGCGGCGCCATATCTGGTGACGGTCATCTCGTATCCAGACAATCATTTTAAAGGAGAAGACTTGACGCATAAAGTTACTTTACTAAGTGACTCTTGATCTCTTGAAGGATACCTCTTAAAGCGTAGTCAGGTACACTTTCCTTTAATCCAATAGTTACCCAATTCTCAATCCTTATCAGCTTTTCATTTAAGCAATGCATGTAAACATATAAATCAACAGCTTCATTCTTTATTTCGATACCTAGCTGTCTAGCTGGCATTTCCCATAATTTACCTTGATGCTCCTCTTGCCCTTTTTGATATTTGTAGTCTATGTCATCCGTAGCATTTGCTCTTATGTCTGACAAGTGTGATTCATGTTCTATTTCCATATTAGTATTTCGTTTCAAAGTCAGTTGCTACTTTCTCTAGCAACTCTTCGTGGTTGATTTTAGGGTCGGGGATTACAAAAACGGGGATGATATGTCCTTCAATCTGTTTCACTGTCATATGTCCTCCCATATCATTAATGACAGACATTTCAAAGTTATCAACGTAGCCACTCTTATTCAAGTTCCTACGGTAAATCTCAGCCTGAATATCCTTTTGTCGCATGACAATCATCTCACCATCCTTGACAGGCTTATTGACTAGCAGTTCTTCGATCTTTGTGCCTAGGCTTCTGCCAGTGGCAAAGCCAACAATCAAGCTCTTAATGGCGTGTTCAATGTTAAATTCCTTGGGGACTTCCATGCGTCTGACTTTTTGCATCATGGTGCTTGTCCATTCCTGCCAAGCTATTTTCTTAGGCTCAGGAACTACAATATGCAAGGCTTGAACAACAGCAGCACGCATAGCAGTAAAGTCAATGAAGTCTGCCGCTAGAATCTTAAGCTTGCTACCAGTGTCAAAGATGACTTCAAAGTATTCATCGTTGGCACCCCATTGTAAAATCTCCTTAATTGAAGGTACTTCTACTTGAGGCCGGATACCATACTTGCGCGTCATGCATAGGCTCTTGGCACAGATGGAAGCCATGCAAGGATGAGAGCAACTGTAGTGGTAGTCCTTTTTCTTAAGGCTCTTGAGTGTGTTTGTCAGGTCACTAGAATCATGCGGCTTGTCACACCTAGTCTGGTTGACAATCTCAGTATTATCCTCATAAGTATTTACGTCATACTTTTTAAACATCAAGGCAAACTGAAAAAGAATATCGTTCTTCGTGCCATCTTGCAAGCCTTGGTCATAGATCGTTTGGAGACATGGAGGCCCATTGGTAACAATATCTCGAATACTCACCCCCTGCTCACTTTCCTGTACTTTCGTGGGACTAAAATCCTTTTCGTACACCATCTTAGACTCTGCCAAGGCTATAAATTGATTCAAGGACAGGGGGTTGCCTTGGGCGTCAACTGCGTAACGGTCGGTATCCTCTCCGTTAAAGTACGGCATCGTAATACACTTACCATTTGAGGAAACATCCAGCTTCGCGGTATGGGGATATAGCTCACAAGGTCTAGTGTTATTGAATCCAAGAATATCTGCATATCGCTTTAAGGAATTGCGAATAGAAGATGCAGGCGATAAGTCTTTAAGAAATCCGTACAAATGAGCTGCACCACTCTTAGAGCGGCAAACCACAAAAGGAAATCCATAAGCTTCTATCTGTGCGGCTAGAGAAACTAAAGTTACTTTAGCTTCCGCCATTATGTCTAGGTCAACGTCAATACAGACAAACTTGACTTGGCTGTAGTCGTCAATAGGAACGAGAGCAAGGTTGATCTTGCCCTCTAGGTGGTTACGCCAGTGTTCCTCTGTGCATGGGCCTTGGGCAAAGCTACGTCTAACATGCGTAACTTTACCATCCTCAGATTTTTCTAATTCTGCTGAGTGCTGCCCGATTACCCGCGAGTTTGCCCTGAAAAGACCTTGTAACCTTAGAATTTGTTCTAGTTGAGTCATTGCTTATTCCTCCTAGAGTGAATCTCTAGGAGGACTAAGTTTGTGGCTTATTCTTTAGTATTTTCCGTCGTTGTGGGTGCGGCTAGGCTCACCTTCCTCTTCCCTATCCGTCAACTGCTCAGCAGCAGCAGGAGCCATAAGCGTAAGACGCTGAGCCGAATTAGAATGAATCTGCTTAGCTTCCTGATAAGTCTCTTCCTCAGTACGACCGACAATGTTTGCCGTGAAGATAAAAGCAGAACCTTCGTTGAACTTCTTCAAGCTAGTCCCAAGCTCACAGACGTTATCCATCATGGGTACGCTTTTACCGTTGACCTTACGAGCTTTTAGCTTGGAAGTGAAGTCACGGCTAGAGCCTAGGCTTCCGCCAAACATGGAAATGATGGCCTCATACTTTCCTTCTTTTGCATCCATGACGTAAACGCCAAACATGACCGTTTCCACAAGGCAATGCTGCGTATTATTGACTAGTTCCTTAACTTTCTTTTGCTTGTCCATGCCCTCTTGAGTCTCAGGCTGTGTATTGTCAAGGTACGTCTTGACATAGCCACCACCATTAGCACGCTTATTCCATTCATTGTGAACGCGAACATAGCCACAAGGAATAAAGGTAATCTTAAAGTTGTGCGGCTCAGAGCACTTGTAAACTTTACGAGTGGCTGAGTTGATAATGTCACCCCGTTCTGCCCCTTCAATGAACTTGGCATGGCCACGTTCAAGCTCAGGTGACTGAGATTGGAGAATTTGCAGGAAGGGAATCTTTTGATCTTTAGAAAAGTCAAAGTTCTCAAAGCCTAGTCCGGCTTCTGCACTACGGTCTGGAATGTTATTTTCAGCAGGAGGGGGCATAGGGGGAGGGGTCTTAGTTTCTTGTGTTTTAGTTGCCATATATTTCTGAGGTTATTTTTTGTTTGATTTTATCTGAGCGATTGTTTTGGTAAACGCCCCAAAGAGAGCTTCGGGGAACGTCTTACCCTCTTCGTATTGCTCGGTTACGAAAGATTTCAAAGTGGAAGCGTGAACATCTTCCTTGCAAGTGTAAGGGATACCATTTGCTTTTAAGGCTTCCTCTGCCTTAAAGGAAAGGTCTTCTTCTCCCATGCCAAACTTGCAACCTAAAGTTACTTTAATCAGGGAGCCGTAGCCATTATTACGCAGCCAAGCCCAAGCTTCCGGCTTCCGTACCTCTGCTACGCTTGCGCCAAAGACAGGCTTTAGCTTTACCATCTCCCCCGTCTTAAGCTTAAACTCTTCCAAGCCAAGGTTAGACATTAAATCTGGAATGGTTACGTCTTGAAGTCTTGTTGTGATAGCCTTGCTCTCAGCAATGGCTTTCTCTAGTTCTTCCTGAATGGCTAGTTCCTTAGCGTACTTTGAACCTAGTTCCGCTAAGTCTCTAAGTGCTAGACTATCAGGCATTAATGAGGCTGCGGCTGCTACGTCTGTCGATGATTCTTTAGGCATGGTGGATTATCTTTCTATATTATCAGGTTAGTAAGTCCTTGTCAAGCAATAGCTTATGTCTGATAAAACTTTAGTTCTCAGCAATATGCTAGAGGCAAGGGCAGGGGTGAAGTGCTTAGTGTCAATCGGGCAAAACTTATCGGTGCGGTATAACTGAAAGCCTCCGGTAGGAATAGCCGTAAGGATAAAGGCTCTACGCTTCCAAGCAATCGCCTTGGTATGCCAAGCCACTTGACTAGGCTTGAGCCTTGGCGCACCTATCTTAAGTTCTATCCAGCCGTCAATACACTCTGGCGTACAGTAGCTAATGTCTGGTACGCCGCTTTGCGTGCCTGTCTCAATTCTGGTAAACCAGATATAAGGCAAGGCACGCTTAAGGCTTTGGTAAAGGTCTTTTTCTGTCATATAACCTTATTGAAAAATTCAAAGATGTCCTGATAGCAAGAACCACACATATCTTTTTGTGTTTGTATCGTTCTGTTTTGTCCTTCACCGTTTGACAAGCTTACAGGAAAAACAGTAGGCTTACTCAAACCATCTACTTCAACTACACCCTTACAACGGTCACACCTTATCAGTTTCATTTTATTTTTCCTTTTATTTCGTTATACAGTTCCTTAAAAACTTCTGGGGTTGTTTTGTCATGCTCCAAGGTTACTCCCACACAATACCTTTTTGCCTTGTGCAAAACGGAAAGGCAATAGAGGTAAGAATTGTGTTTAGGCGACTTCGTTATTGTGAACACAAAGGTTCTTTGTTTCATTTTCTATCCTTTGGGAGTAACATTTCTTTCCACTTCTTACCAGTCCAAAATAACGGCATATACATGGGATGAATAGCTATTATCTGATTATGGAAAGCAGCAATTTTATATCCTGTTGGAATTAACGTGACAAATTTAGCATCAAAAAGTCTCTGTGTTTCATTCATAAAGTTAGTTTAGAAATCTTTTCGTTCCAATCCTCAATAGCTTCATAGTCTGTATAAAAATCGTTAGAGAATATCTTCTTAGGACAATCCCAATTTTCACAAGTACAAAAAATCATGTATTCATTATACATACTATTGTAGGTTGCTCCTTGCTTACCACAAGTAGGGCAGAACTTTGGTTCTTCACAAGGTGTCATAAAGCTACTTTAATCTGTTCTCCCCAAGATTTACCAATACTGAAATCTGCAATGACAGGAACTAGCAGCTTGATGGCACTCTCCATGCATTCTTTCATCTGCTTTGCTTGCTCTAGTCCTCCACTTACATTCGCATCATCATGGACAACCATCATAGGCACTATGCCATAACGCTTATACATGGTAAGTAAAGCTACTTTACTCATATCAGCCGCACTACCTTGTACCAGTCGATTTAACGCCTTGTGCGTTTGTCCTCGCTTCAATCTTACATTAGGCCACTTACTAGAAGCTTGCTCAAAAGGTAAAGGCCGATAGCGGAACTTGTTTTCACTATTATAAGCAGGTTCATAGGTGTCAAAATGAAGAACCCTACCCCCGATAGTCTTAATCCATCCTCTTTGATCAGCTCTGCTACTGGCATCTTTGGCAAGAGCCTTGGCATAGGGTACTTTTTCATGGTATCGATTATTTATTCTTTCCGCTTCCTGTAACGATTTCTTGGTCATCAAAGCAGTCTTGGCTAGACCCGCACCGTAAATTGCTGCAAAATTCCAGTTCTTAGCATCGGTGCGGCTAAGTCCTGTCATGTCAGCTATGCCTTGATGAAAGTCAGCATGGGCGTTGTCCTGATAGACCTTACCCGCTTCCTTAGCACCATCCAGATTCATTAGCATAGCGTAATGGACAAAGATGCGATACTCCTGTTGGCTGTAGTCTCCCTTAACCCATTCTTGCCCCTCTTCCGGTAGGAAAAGGCTTCTTACGTCTTTAGCAAAGTGACTACGGGAAGGTACGCCTTGCATGGGGGGATTTGAGACTGAGATTCTTCCGCTTCGCGTGCCGCCTTCGTCTCTATGCGTTTGATGAAATTGTGCATGGATTCTGCCTTTGTAAGTTTGGGCGAAGTGTCCTTCCAGATAGTCGCGTCTGATTTTTTCAAGAGTCCTAAACTCACTGATTCCTTTAAAGAGTTCCCCCAAAGGACTCTCCCCTTGCAAGTCCATCCAATCGCCAATAAAGGATGGGTTGCCAACTTCAGTTCTAGGATAGTCAGAGTAGCCGAGTGCTTCGCAAACGGAAGCCAAGTCTTTTCCGCTGTTAAAATCGACAGTCCTACCTTTAAAAAACTGCGCTTGTAAGTTTCGGTAAATAGCATTTTCTTTCTCCCTATAATTTTTAGCTAAAGTAACTGTAGCCTCTTCATTTATCCTTACGCCGCGTTGTCTCATTAAGAAAAACACTTCGCTTAGCTCGCTTTCCATCTGGAATATTGGCATGAGTCCTTGCGCTTCCAACAACTTCTTTTGTACTTGCCATATCCTCAAAGTCCTATCCGCGTCACCCTCCGCATACAACCCTACCACCCCTGCCCCAAGCAAGTGCATAGCTTTTTTATGACCCAAGCCCATAGCTCTCTCAGTCTGGATGAGCAGGGTTTCATCTTTGTGCTCTTTAAGGTGTCTAAAGGCAATCGCGTCAAGACTATAGGACTCTTGTTCTTCATTGAGTAAGCATTCTGCTATTTGAACGTCGTACACCACGCCATTGATTTGAATACCATCCGTTTTTGACCATTCACGTTCATAACCACCATTGGCGGTAAGCTTTGGTTGATCGGGTCTGGAAAGCTGGTCGCGTACCCATCGTTGTACTGGTTCAGCAGGAAGGTTTCCCTCACTATGTCGGATGGGGAGGTAGCACTTGAAGCCATCCACAGCAAGAGCGTATCCGGTAATGAAGCCGTCTTTTCTGATTCCTCCCGGCCCTCTTTCGATAAGGTGGGGGTCATAGGTTTCAAGGTCATAGGCTATTTCCTTTGCTTGGGATAAATCCGGCAAGTCACTGAGAGCAGGGGGTTGCCATGTGCTGGCTGGCATGAATGAGGGGAAAGGGAGTTGCATTTATTCCTCTTCGGCTTCTTCTTGCATATGCTTTGCAATAATGTTTCGTTGCGTCTTCGTAAATGTTCTTGATATACCTTGATACCTATCATTGTCATCAGTGAAACTTGCGTGCATTCCGCACTTGTTACAAGTACCAGTCCAGCCTACACCAAAAGTAAATTCAGGTTCATCAAGCCATTCTTTCGCTTGGCAACAGTCTGATAGTTTCATAAAGTTACTTGAGCAACTCCAAGTTATACAGTACCAGCCACTCAAGCCTTTAGTCATAGGCTTCCCGCAGTTAGGACATTTCATTTTATTTATCCCCCAACTGAGGTATCAGCCTATGCAACAATTCTCCTGCCACGATGCCAGTATCTGTTACCTTCAAAGCATAGCTTTGAATCATATGCTTTGTTTTATTGGCATCAGTATAGGAGACTTCCACCAATGGCCTAGCAAATATTTCTCTATTGGGCCTATGGTCTTTGATTCTAACGATGAAGGTGCGTTCTTTCATTCCTGTTCCCTTTCACCTTCCAACAAGCTACCAGTAGCATTGTACCTTGTTTTTAGCTCACTCCAAGTATCCGGCCAAGCATCTTGCAGCTTTGCTAAATTGTCAGTATCCGCTTGTCGCATTGCTGCCATGATAACAGCATAAAACGGAAAGTCTTGCCTAGCTATTTCCTTGCTTGTTTGATAATCAAAGAGGCTCACAGTAATTCTCCTAGTAATTTACGCAAAGCTTTCATCTTCTTTTCCCGTTCTTCCTTAAGGTTGTTCAAGGTAGAAGTGTGATTCTCTATCTGCGTATGATGAAAGGCAATCTGCTCATTCTCATTGTTAAGCTCTACATTCAAGTTACCAATTTCTTCTAGGAGACTTTCCTTTGAATCAGGAGGAAAGCCTGCTTCCTGCTCTAAAGTAACTTTAGGCTGAGTGAGTGGAGCTTGCGGGGGTCTGATAGGCTTGTCTTGTTTTTTTGTTTCGTTCATTTTATTTGTTCTTTCTTAGGTCTTTCATACTGCCTTCTCCTTATCGGTTGGGGCTGCGGGTAAAGGCATCCAGTGGGTGATTCGGTGCTCTAGGGTCGTGTTACAACTAGACCAGTAATGCCATTTTCCGTCATAGCGGTATGCTGCATTTACGTTTTTATAAACATCCCAAACCAACACGCCCCGCCTTTGTTCCGGCAACCGCTCGCCTACAGGTATCCACTGCCCAAAGCTGGCAACAGGCGGTCGCGACGGATCGTGGAAGTAGTCTGCTTTGTTGGGATTTAGGTGCTCGCAATCGGGGTGATCGACTTGGGCATCTGGCGCGAGGCGAGAGAAGATGACGCCCGCCATCACAACAAGCTCGGTGGCTAATGGTGAGGCTGGTAAGTTCTCGATACGTTGCATGAGGTCATAGACTAATCGTGAGGTTGATTTCATAATAGTAGGCTTGCTCGCCTCCGGTGGCAAAGGGGTGGACGGTGCAGGAATTGAACCTGCGGGTTTTTCTCCTACGGCACTCAATTCAGAGCCGTCCTGTGTTTTATTACCGTCCAAAGGGGGAATGATGTTCATAAAGTTACTTTAGTTGAAACTTGTCATCCAAGCTATAGGAATCATCGTAGGAAAATCAATCTCCTCATCAGCAGGCCATATCTTCCCCTGATCTAGCTTATAAGGGCAGGGGTGGTGAAGCTCTACTCTTTGGCGTTTACGATGGGATTGCTTTGTAGTTTTCGAGGTTTTCATAAAGTTCCTTTATTGCCGCTTTCTTTCTACGCATTTCCTTTTTTCCTTTGATCTTAAAAATTTCAAGTCCATACTTTTTTGTAAATACCACAAGCTTATATTTGCCTCTTCCATCTTTGTAGGCGTCAATAATCATTTGGTTACATATTTTGCTGTTACTTTATTTCTCATCAGAATACAAGTTAAATTTAGAAGTAAGGTGCCACCATCCACAAATATTGCAGGCATACACTCTCAGCTTGTCTCTTTGGTTATTGTGCCTTCGCTTCTGTGCTGCATGGAGTGCCGTTACAGCTTCCTTCTTGGTAAAAGCATTCTTACCACAATCGGATTGGACATAGCCACTTTCTGTAAGTCGCAGGCTCATTGAGATTCTTCCATTTTAGCAAAGCCATCTAGGATTGCAAGCTTATTAGTTTTGACTACTTTCTCTATCCTACTTTCAGAAGTAGGATAATTCCTAGAACAATGAAGTGCCACAATCCCTACAAAGTCTGGTTGCCTAGACATAATCATAACGCCTAGCTTACCGCAACCATGACATTGCTCGCTTTCATTGTAACGAGAATAGAGAAAGCATTGTAAAGTAGCTTTAGAGTCTTGCATTTCCCCCTCCTAACGCCTTATTAATCTTGATGCTTGCTCCCACTTCCTTGCCAGCCGCATAAGCTGTAGCGTAAAGCCGTCGAATAGCCCCTTTGCCTGTTTTCCTTGCTTGCGGAAAATGTATAGCTAGGGCTTTCTGCAAGGCTACGGCGTGCTCATCTACTAGCACGATTGCGCGGCAGTTCGATATTGTAGCTTCATGCTCCATTGCTACTTTCTCAGAGGCTAGGGACTTGTCCAATCCTTCCCATAAGCCACGATAGAAGCTAGCGGCTTCCCTCTCTGTCATTGCGTCTTCATACTTTTGCCATTCCCATAGCTTGCGGAAGACTTGGCGCAAGTAGGCATAAACATAGATTCCAAAGTCAACGTCTAGTGGCGTGCCAATGATATGCAGTCTATCACTTCCCTCTGCCGCTAAGACAGTCTTGACGCCAAAATACTTATTGAGAATAGAGCAAAGCTCCATATGGTAGGATGGTGATAGCGTTCTAAAGGTACGCTTTACCATATCTAAACCTACTTTAGTCTCGCCTCTGTCATTGGCCACAACCTCATCCAAGCTGATACGATACTTAAAGGCTATTTTCGTAGCCATCTGCATAGCCGTTTCCATCTCTGCTTGCGTTGCTCCCCGCTCAGTTTTCATATTAAGCAAGGCTTCCAAACGCTTCATAATACTTTCCCGATTTTCCATAATATCCTTTCTTAGTGTTAAGACTAATGTAGCTACTCTAAGCTCTCAAGTCAATAACATATTTTTATTTGTTTTTCTGGCAAGTGCTAAAGCTACTTTATAACCAGACTTATCACCCCTGCTCATAACAGGGGTGATCTTGTCTGACTACTTACGCACTGGCAATAGCTGCCTTAGCTGCCTTGATGCGCTTGGCCGCCTCTTCCTTGGTAGCCTTAACCTCTTCCTTGGTAGCCTTAACCTCTTCCTTCGCTTCTTGCTTGATCTCCTTAACCGTCTCCTTATGCACCTTGCTCAGGTTCTTAAGGGCTTGGTTAATGTCGCTTTGCTTGGTCACTTCGCCTTCCGTGACAAACTCAAACGCTGCACTCATGGGAGTAGCCTTGAGCATTGCCGCAATGGTAACAAGCAATTCCATCGTGCTTACGGTGAATGCGTCGGTATCGTCGTCGATCTTGGCAAAGCCTTCCGTAGCTGCTTTGACAAAGGCGTCAATGCGCTTTTCCCCGGCAATCAATTCCTTAGTCCGGGACTTTTGCGCCGCCTTAGCCTCTGCCTCTTCGCGCTCAGCTTGTTCACGCTCTGCCTTTTCCTCATCCGTCTCTTCCTCATTCTTGGAAGTCTTCTTAGTAAATTTCTTTTCGCCAGCCTTGGCAAGAAGCTTTTCGATCTTGGCTTCAACCTTGACGAAATCCTCATCCGTCTTGGCTCCAAATTCGTCAACAATGTCCAAGACTTCCGTTGCGCTGATTCTGTCTTTTTCAATCCATTTTTGAGTTTGCTCAGTCGTCTTGCTCAGCTTGACACAATTCGTAATGAACATGGCCGACTTACCCAACAGCTTAGCGATTGCACCTTGCGTCATTTCAGGGTTGACCAGTTCACGCTTAACAACGCGAGAGACTGCCAGCATAGGCAGAGGCTCCCCGCTATTCAAGCGCACGATGTCGAGGTTACGGTCACTATCTGACAGGTTAGCTTGCTCCATGATGGCAAACACCGTATCAAGCCCCGCTTCGATAGCAGAGGCAAGACGGCGATGACCTTGTGCGCCTAAGATGTACATTCCCGCTTTGTCTGGGTTATTACGCACGATCAGGGGTTGTGAGGCGTCGAAGCCGTTACGCTTCATGTTTGATATGATTTCGCGCAAGTCGCCAAGATCATAGCGAGTGTTAAATCCCGCTTCCTCTTTGATTGCGCTCGTCTTAATTTCCAACAGTTGATTTTCTTTCATTTTGTTACTTTCTTTTTCTGAGTTTCTGAGGTTTTGTGTTTACTGAGTCTAACACTAAAGTTACTTTAGTGCTCTCAGTGTGCCAGCCCTAAGACTTTTTAGAGCTAGTCTCACTGATAGCGGCTTGCGCTTTCTCTAACTTGATCTTGTCCATATCCTCTTTTAGATACAATTCAAAGAGCTTGCCTCTCCCTCTTACGCTATGGTAGAGGGAGAGTTTGTCGGCTAACGCCTTGTAACTTGGCCTAAGCCGGATACTTACTAATTCTGCAATTTCTAGTGCCATATGGTCAAGTTACAAGGGTTGCTACGTTTGTCAATAGGTTATTTTTAGCCTACTTTCTGCCAGCTTCCATCCCATTCTTGACCATTCAAGAATTGCGTATGCTTGCTTTGCTGTACGCTGACATTGGGCAAGCCATTAAGCCTTTCTCGCGTCGTTATTGTCGGCCATCCCGCAAGCGTTACCCATAGCTCACAGTCCCGAAATTCTGCGATCTTATTGCCATGCAAGTATAACGCTTGGCCATCAGTACGACTTGAGCCGACGCTTTTCTTTTCACGATTTCTAAATGCTTGAATGATTGTCGAAGTTACTTTTCTCATATTACATTACTCGCTTTCTTGTTATTCTATGGCGTGATTGCCTTAGACTACTGCCCACTAGCTTCTATGCAAGCGGGCAGGGTGTCTAAAGTAGGTTTAAGTTAAAATCCTTTCTACATTGCCAATGGTTATTCTAGCCTCGCGAAGATCGGCCTCGCGAAAATCGGCCCCGCTAAGATCGGCCCCGCGAAGATTGGCCTCGCTAAGATTGGCCTCGCGAAGATTGGCCCAGCGAAGATTGGCCTCGCTAAGATTGGCCTCGCTAAGATTGGCCTCGCGAAGATCGGCCCAGCTAAGATCGGCCCCGCTAAAATCGGCCCCGCGAAGATTGGCCCCGCGAAGATTGGCCTCGCGAAGATTGGCCCAGCGAAGATTGGCCTCGCTAAGATTGGCCTCGCTAAGATTGGCCTCGCGAAGATCGGCCCAGCTAAGAATCTCAATTTCTTTTTCCGTACCGTCTTTGAACTTTATTTTCATTTTATTTTAGTAGTAGTAGTACTGCAATTAATTCCAAGGTTAATCCGATTAGTCACTAGGCAGTTTAGCTAATTACTAGCTAAATACTAGCTAAATCTTTGTGCGGTTGTCTAGGGTGCAATGTCGTAAGACTGCCCTACCTTTCAACCTTAAACGGCTCCCTATGGCATTCGCCGCGATTTACTCAGTGCCAACTATAAGGCAATCGCCATGCCAATGCTATATCTTTTGTTGTTACCTCTCATAAATTGGTAAAGCTACTTTAAGCACAGTGTAATCGGTGTATTGGACTTGACATAAAGTGTAAAGATTCTGACATGAGGTTACACTAATTGAGAGGCAAGACGCGAAGGACAGGGATTTAATGTTGGCATGGCTTGGCATGAAAAACATGGAAATTTATTCATTTTTATTTGCTTGTCCTGCAACGACTTGTGGAACATTACAAATTTGTAATGATTTTGTTACGACAAACATGCCCTGAAAATGCGTTTTCAGGCTTAAAGTAAGTTTACAGAGGTAATCCCGCTCATCCTCTCGTAATTGAATCCAAGGGTTATCTGCTAGGCGTTGAATGGCGCGCATGGTTGACATTGCCTCTAGTTCTTCATAGCTCCAGTGTTCCCAAAATGTCTGACCTTCCGGCTTGAATTTCTTCTCTTGCGGTAAGTAGCTATTTTGGGCATGTTCCCGCTCTAGTCTCTTGAGACATGACCGCATGAATAGGATGAGCCAGCGACCATCGTCTTGATGTACCTTGAAAGCGTTTGGAGTCCACTTAGCCAATCGTCTTAGGCGTGACCATGCGTTAGAGTCTTGGTCATTACCAGACATGGCTAGTGTGTCCTTATCTACAAAGCGTCTTCTCTTCATGTAGAGATTAGAAAGTAATCCTTTAAGCCAGATGAAAGCGTTGTCGTCAGATTGGAAGAACAGGGTTGCAGGTCTATAGTGTAATTTAGTGCTCAGGCTTCTATTTTCTTGATAGGTTGCTAAGCGATACTTTTCCCGATAAATTTTGCGTCTTAACGCTGTAATCTCTTCCCTTAAATGTCTTGGCGTTTGTATGGCATCTTGGCTTTTGGCATTTAGGTCATTCGTGCCAAACTTACGGAATTGTGACAGCTTGGCCAAGACTTGTTGATTCAATTCTACAGTGCGCTTGTTAATTAGCTGGATGGCCGTAAAGCGTCGTCGTTGTGCGCTTGTGACGCAAGTGTCAGGATATGGGACTTGCGGCTTGTGTCTTTGTCTTGGCTTGGTTGCGGCTGGCAGCTTGTTGGTCAGGGAGAGGCAGCTAAGCCAGTCTTTGTCTGTAAAGTTACTTGATCTCATAGACAAGTAGTATGCTCTCGTAATAACAGATTGTCAAGTGGTTAGCAAAGTATATATATAACTCATCAAAATTTAGAGATAGGTACCTGAAAGACTATAAGGCAGTTATGTAAATACATATTGATCTTAACGTGTATTAGGTGCCTATCTCTATATTTTAGCTGCTTATATACTTACTTTACTGACCACTTGACAACAGGTTGTTACGTCGTTAAATAATACAAGTTGAGGGTAAGAGCTAAGTGCCTCATCCCTGCTCAAAAGCGGAATAATTTTCTCCTTTACTTTAACGATGTAGTAAAGGGACTTATTTTCTCCTTTACTTTAACGATGTAGTAAAGGGACTTATTTTCCGCTGTCATCTACATCCCCAAGCCTTTTACCCTAGCCACTGGCAGTATCAACCAACATCAGAGCACACTCATAACTCATTGATAGTCAACCACTTCTATTGATCGTTTCGCACAATCTAAGTTATATTAAACCAAGCTTACAATGTCTTTACACTGTGGATGTCGTTGAGCCAGAAGGACTTAGGAGGGTGCCATAGGGGGAATTGTCGCGCTCAAAAGTTGATTCGGGACTCACCCATACAATTTTTAGATTTTCAAAGCATACGTCATAACAAAAGATAATCTACGTTTTCTCCTTGACCCAAGCTTAAAGCTACTTTACACTCAGCCCCGGTAAGGCATGAGAAAAGCAGGAGCCTTGCAACCCATTGCTCAAGTCATTATGCTCAAACAACAATAACTGTGTCCTGTAACATGCTTTAAATTATTGAATATGCCTTCTCCAAAAGCAAAATACAAAGAGCCGGTAGAAGTTACCAAAGAGGATTTACTTGCGCCACCAGTATCCTCGGAGCAACGCTCCCAAGCCCTGTCCCTGATCGGCGTAAATCCCCAAGACCCTAGAACCTTAGAGCAAAAGCTCGGTGTTACTTATGATAACACGGCAATGCTTGGGGATTCTCCCAACAAGAAAAAGAAACTCACAACTTCTGACCGGATTAGTGCCGTCTTCAAGCAATATAATTTCTCCCCTACGACTGACTTGGTACTCCTAGCCAAAGTCGAGAGAGCAAAGCTGGAAGCCTACAATCGTGCGGTGGACATGAACCTTGCTCCTGAGCTTATAGATGCCTTGCCCCAACCAGACAAGAAATTCTACGCAAGCCTTTGCATGCAGTTATCCAAGTTTGAAACGCCGGAACTCAAGTCCATTGAGGTAACGGCAGAAATTCAGCATGGAATGACTGTGCAAGTTATCCATACCGCACCACAACAAAAAGTCATTAGGACAGATGCGGGTACACCGGCAAAACTCAAAGCCTTGTTCGGGCAGACAGTGGACAACACCCTCACCATCATGGAAAAAGCTACGGCTGTAGAAGTCAATGCACTTGACGATTAAAGTAACTTTAAGATCATGCCTGAAACCAACCATATAGAGCAGCTAGAGGATTTAGCTTCCGACAACAACAGCACACTAATCCAGATTCCGTATCGGTGGGAGCCGAGACTTTATCAGGATGACGCATGGCAGGCTAGGCGTAATCATATTTTAAGGGAATGTCTTTGCTGGCATCGAAGGGCAGGCAAGGATTTGTTTAGCATTAATGAGATTGGCGTTTCCAATATGGAGAGGCCCGGACTTTACTGGCATTGCTTCCCTACGCAGTTACAGGGACGAAAGACAATTTGGGATGGTGTAACGGATGACGGCAGACCCTTCCTAGACCATTTTCCCGGTTTTAAGAAGCCGGGAGCAAAGGAGTCTTTGGTTGAGAGTGTACGGCAGGATTTAATGCAAATTAAATTCAAAGCCACCCGCGACCCCCTGACCCATGAAATGCGGGAGACAGGTGGGACATATCAGATTATTGGACTTGATGACCCGGACTCAACCGTTGGCCCTAATCCCTTTGGCATTGTCTATTCTGAGTGGAGCATTTGCCCAGAGAGGGCATGGCATCTGCACAAGCCCATGCTTAACGCAAACGGGGGTTGGGCAATTTTCATCTTTACCATGCGCGGAAGAAACCATGCTTACAAGATGATGCAGAAGCACAAGACCAATCCGAAATGGTTTGTGCAGCTTCTTACTGTGGAAGACACTTATAAGCTGGTTGAGACAACGGAAGTTGATGAAGAGACAAAACAAAAGGTTTTTGTTCCTCGTCCTGTTGTCAGCCAAGAACAAATTCAAGAGGACAGGGATGACGGGATGCCGGAAGAAACGGTACAGTCGGAATACTACGGAAGTGCTGATGCCCCTATGCCCGGTTCGTACTACGGTGCAATTATTGACAAGATGGAAAAAGGTTCAATCGGGGATGACGGCTTGCCCATTGAAGGCACGATTCGAATTACTAATGTTCCTTTTGATAATCATGGTTTGGTTTATACCATGTGGGACATTGGCCATGACTCCACCGATATTATTTTCTTTCAAGCGGTGGCCAAGGAAGTTCACTTGATAGATCATTACAGCAATCAGGGTGAAGGCTTTCCGCATTACGTTGCGATCATGGACAAGAAAGCAAGGGAGCTTGGCTATTGTTACGAAACGCACTACGGCCCGCATGACTTGGCTCAGAGGGAGTACATGGGAGGGGATGGTAAGAACAAGCTAGAGCAGGCACGCAAGCTTGGAATTAAGTTTCGGCTTGTTCCTAAACATTCGATTGAGGACGGTATCGAAACGACACGCTCGTTTCTCATGCGTTGCTGGATTGACAAAGGACGTTGTGAAAAACTTATTGATGGGATACGCTCATACCGAAAAGAATTTGACGAAAAGCATCAAGTCTTTAAGGAAAATCCGGTGCATGATTGGGCAAGTCACAAAGCAGACGCCTTGCGTTGTGGGGCAATGGGATTTAATGAAGTAACACTTTTCCGTAAAAAGAAGATGGGCGAAATGAATAGGAGTATCACAAACTACAATGAATTTGCACACTAAAGTTACTTTAGCCAAGGAAAGTGACAAAGATGATATTTGTCGGCTTATCAAAGATAAGTATGCTGTCTGCAAAGATTGGAATATTCGGCGGCTAGAGCCTTGGGTAAGCTGGTTTATCAAGAGTAACCTTTGTGTTATTGGCTACAGCACAAAAGACTGTAAGATTACATCTCTTATTATGGGAAGACCTGTTGCTAGTGACTTTATCCAGCTTGGATATATTCCTGCCTACTACTACTACCTTGAAGGTGATTGCTTCTTTGTTGACCTCATCATAAACCCCTGCTCTATGGTTCCTGCCATGACAGAGATTTATGCCAAGCGGTTAGGCTGGAAAGATTATCTTGCCTTCCAACGGGAGGGTGATAGAGTACATATATACCATACGAAAAAAATACTGAGATACTATGAACCAAGAGCAAAATAATTTTCAGTCTTACGAACAAGAGCAGCATCAAAAGAGCGGTTTGTTTGGGGGTAGCACTCCTGCCCCCACTCCTCCGCCTCCGGTGCCTTCGGCTGATGCGGCGGCGGCTACAGCCGTTAATCAGCAAGCCTTGCATGGCGACCCTCTGGGTTTGACTTATGCTTCTACTCTTTTGACAGGTGCGGCAAATCCTACTCCTTCAGGATCAGTTCAGAAGTCAACGCTCTTGGGAGGCTAAAGTAACTTTATATGTTAGACCAATCCGACGCTACGAAATACATCTTGACTTGGCAGAACATGAAAGATGTTCGGCAGAGGAATTGGGATTCTCTTTACCAGCAATGCAAAGATGTAGTTTGGCCTAACAGCAATGATTTCACGGTAACACGGCAGCCGGGTTCTTACCTTGTCGAATTAATTTATGACTCAACCGCGCCTTGGGCAAACAACCAGTTTGCTAATGGGATGCACGCAGCCGTAGCCAATCCGTTTGAGCAATGGTTTCAGATTCGCTTGCATAATGAAAAGTTGAATGAAGACCCGGAGGTTTTGGCTTGGGGTGAGCAAGTGACGGATTTAATTTCCAACTGCTACACGAACCCGCAAGCGAACCATAAGCAAAGCCTTCACTCCTATTTCCTTTCCATTGGTTGCCTTGGTACAGCTACGGTATGTCAAGAGTGGGACGAGGATATTGATTCTCCGGTTTTTTCTTGTATCCCTCTTTGCAATACTTGGATTTCAGAAGACGACAAGGGACGTATCAATAAAGTTTATCGGCGTGTCCAATGGACAAAGCGGCAAGCCATTGAGCGTTTTGGAAAAGAAAATCTTCCCCCAAAACTTTCCGACGAAAAGATTCCTTTAGATGGCCCTAAGAATGACTTTATCCATTGTGTAGAGCCAAGGGAAGAACGCAACCCCAAGGGCAAAGGTTCCAAAGACATGCGCTTTAAGAGCGTATGGATTTACATAGGTGGTTCTCTTGTCGGTGGTGGTGGCGGCAGTCCTGCTGCCCATGATGAGCCTTTTATTTGTTGGGAAGGTGGCTATCGGACTTTCCCCTATCATACGGGACGTTGGGAAGTGATCGAAGGGGAACAATACGCTCGTAGTTGTGCAATGACGGCTTTGCCTACTGTTCGTATTCTTAATCAGAATGAGAAGATAGCTTTACGGGCAGATCAGAAAAATACTGACCCCGCTATGATTGCGCCGCATGACGCCTTCATGTCTCAGCTTGATCAAACGCCGGGAGCCGTTAATTATTATGACTCTTCCCTTGGCCTTCCGACAGATGCTTTTCGTCCTTTGTCTCCCCCGGTAAGTCTCACTACCAGCAACGAAAGACAGGAAGAAAGACGGTCAGTTGTTAAGGAAATTTTTTATGCGGATTTGGGCAGTATTCCGTTCAAGAAGGAGCGTCAAACAACGGCTGAAATTCAAGCACAACAGGACTCCATTCTACGGAATATTGCTCCTCTCGTTGGCAGGCAGGAAGCAGAGTTGCTAGGCCCGATGATTATGAGGACTTACGACTTACTCACGCAATGGGGTAAGATTCCGCCTCATCCAATCAAGATTAAAGGCAAGCAACTTAAGATTGTTTATGTCTCGCGTGCGGCTCAAGCTATCAAGAGCGGGAAGCTTGGAGCACTCCGGTCATTCATTACTGAAACGGTTGTACCGATGGCACAGGTTGCACCGGAAGTTAAAGACTCGGTTGATATGGATGAAGTCGTTGCGGAATCGGCTTACCTCTCTGGCGTGACACGCAAGATATTTAGAACTCCGCAAGAGGTTGCAGCTATCCGCAAGGATAGGGCAGAACAGCAACAGCAACAGCAACAGTTGCAAGCGGCTGAGAGTGCTTCCACTTCGCTTAAGAACGTAGGTCAAGCTGCCCAAGCCTCGCCTCAGTTGGTTGGTGCTCCTCAACAGTAAAGTTACTTTATGACTACTAACGATTGGAATTGTAGCAATTATCAAACTAAGTATTTTAACTTAGGAAAATTACACTATGGGTTTAGTTTTCATAGTGATTCAAGTAAAGATTGGAAAGGGAGAGAAACAGGAATTAAACACCCTTTCTTTTTTTATCCAAGGATTATTATTAATCCTTTAGATTATGAACTAAGTATTCATCCTACAAGGACAGTTGGCTTAAAATGGGGTAAGTGGTCTATTTGTCTCAATTACTGTTTGGAACAGTAAAGTAGCTTTATGAATATCAAGGATGCTATTTTTCGGCGCAAAAGGCTCCATGCTGATTTTGCCACAACCTTTGGCACGGAAGAAGGTAAAAGGGTTTTGTCTTATATTTGTAAGATTGGTTACGTTAGTACAACCACTTTTAATCCCACCAATCCTGAAAAAACTTTGCTTAATGAAGGGTCAAGGCTTTTAGCCTTGGCAATTCTTAATCACACACACAAACAACCCGTAGAAGAAGTAACAGAATCAATCCTAGAAGGAAATTATGGCAACTGAACAAATTCAGCAGACGACCGATAACACGCAGCAGACACAGCAGACGACCGAATATAAATTTGAGTTTAAAGACCCAGAGATTAGTGAAGCGTTTCCTAAGATGTTTCCCGGCATGAAGTCTGTTGAAGACCTTGCCAAGACAGCCATTCACCAGCAACGCAAGATCGGGCAACAAGGTTTGCCAGTCCCACCCCCTGAACCCGAAAAGTTTAATGAGTGGGCGCAGACTCATTTGAAGGCTCCTAAAGATGGCAAGAGCTATGATTTCAAGGATTTGAAACTTCCTACGGGTATGAAGCTGGAAGAATCTGGCATTGCTGAATTTTCTGAAAACTTTGCCAAGGCAGGGTTGACGAATACACAGGCCAAGGCGATTCTTGAACCTTTCTTTGCTAAGTCTGCTGAAATGCAAGCGGCAGAGGTTACTAAGCGTGCTGAGCTTGCCCAATCTTCTACACTTACTTTACAAAAAAAGTGGGGTACTGATTTTCAGAAGAAAATGAATAGTGCTCAGATGGCTCTTGATACTCTTGGAGGCAAAGAGCTTTCCAAGCTTGCTTCTGAATCAGGGCTTAACAATCGTGCGGAATTTATTGAGTTCCTTGCCAACTCTGCTGAGTTAATGAAGGAAGACCCCGCTACAGGCAAGCTTTCTTCCGGTGGCTTTGCGGCAGGCCCACAGCAAGCATCACAGGAAATTGACTTGCTCTATGCCGATAAGGTGTTTATGAGCACTTACACAAATGTTAATGACCCCGGTTATGCTTTGGCTCGTTCTCGTATGACTCGGCTTTTTGCCATTAAAAATGGTGAACTTGGTCGGCAGGCAACGTGATAGTCTATTATACAGGCTTACAGATGCTTAAAGTTCTTTCTATTGCAGAAAGAGTAAAAGACAATCAGGCTTATGAACGGTTAGCTGCCGGGGTTAGAGAAGTAAAATTCATGGGTTGCACTTGGATTAGAAATAGTTTCCATCGTAAAAATAGTTAAAATAGTTCTTGCACTTATCCCATATTCTGATACTCTCAGGGTATGGGATAAGTCTTTTAGACCCCCATTGGTAGCTGAGAAATCAGCCATCACCCGAATGGGCAAAAAGTAAAGTTACTTTAGCCTTCGGTAGCGAGGTTCCAAGGTGTTCTTGGGGAAGCCAAGCGAAATTGTTCAGAAACAAAATCGTTGGTTTACCAAATAACACAAAATGTCACCTACAATCTCAGCAACAAACATTGATCAGTTCTCGCGTGATCTACGCGAAGTCTATCAGCAAAGGGGTAGCCGTCTCCGGCCTACCATCACCACTGACCCTCTCGCGGCAGAAAACGGCTATTTCGATTATATCGGAACTATGACCGTTACTGAGCGTACTGGTCGCGCTCAGGAAGTCGTTACCAATCCTGCGGATTTCACTCGTCGCAAGTGCGGTCAGCGTACTTTTGAATCCTCGGATTACGTCGATAAGTTTGAACAGAAAATTGTTTCTGCTCCCTTGTCTGGTCGTATTTCGTCTGCTGCTGCTATGGCTCTCGGTCGCCAGCAGGACAGCATGATTCTCCAGCGTGCGCTTGGGCCTAATTATGGTGGTCGTGACGGTACGACGATCTATAATTTTGACACTGCGAACCAGCAGATTGCGGCTACTTATCGGGAAGATACCACTTCGGTTTCCAGCAACTTGACTACGGGCAAGCTTCGACTTGCTCTTACCAAGTTGACGGATACGGAAGCCATCGAAAACGATGACCATGCTAAAATCACGGTAGTTTATACCGCTTTCCAGACTCAGGCTTTGCTTGCGGCTGCGGAAGAGTTGAAGGTTACGGGAACTACCTACGAAGCTCTCGCTTCTGGTAATCCCGATGTCATGTTCATGGGTATGCGCTTTGTGCGTGTTAATTCCAAGCTTGTTCCCAAGTCTGGTAATACTCGTACGGTCGTTGCCTATACTCCTGATGCCCTCAACTACTGCAATATCTCTGATATTGAAGTGGAAATAAACTACGTCCCTAACAAGAAGTCTTGGCTCGTTTCGGCTGACTTCCAAGGGGATGCGGCTCGTATGCGGGAAAACGGTATTGTTTCGATCTTGTGCGACGAATCAGCCGCGTTCTAATCGTAAAGTAACTTTACACAAAAAGGAAAATCAAAAACTATGAGTGCAGCAGATTATCTAAGTATTGAACAGATTAAGGCCCAAGGTTCGGGGGAACGGATGCAGCGTTTGAAGAATAACGAAAAGTACGGCACGAAGCGTATTCTTCAAGGCACCATCTTTACGGCAACGGCTGGTTTCGGAGTGAACGCAACGGGCGACCGTTTGTTCCTCGGTCATCTTCCTCGTTTTGCGCGTGTAACGAGTGTGAAGATTTCAAATGGCGCGATGGGTACAGGTGCTACCCTTAGCGTTGGTACGGATGCTTCTACGGCTACGGCTCCTACGACTCAGCCTGATTATGGTACGGGTACGGGTACGGAATTGGTTAATGCCCTTTCTGTAGCCGCCGCCTCTACTACTCCGGTCGAAGGAATTAACCAGATCAGCGTGTTTGACGCTACTGGCCTTCCCCAGACTACAGCCAACGATGAGACGCGCATTGCGTCTGGTCTTGGCTTTGAGAACCAGACTGGCCCCGTTGCGATCTACGCCACCTCTGGTGGTGCGGCATACGCGACGGGCGAAGCCTTGGTTATCATTGTCGAGTTCATCGCCGAAACGGACTAAGCGAGCGAGTTGGTTTGTGTGGTGCTCCCTCGGATGCGGGGGAGCACTCTTCTTATTTTAATGGAGGTATTTTTATGGCATCTCAGTTAGACATTTGTAACAGCGCATTAGTCAAACTAGGAGGTATGCCTAAAGTCAGTACCTCAGATGGAAGCAAGGAAGGGATTTTACTTGAAGCACGATTCTCTTTTGCTAAGGATTATGTTCTGCGGGAACACCCTTGGAAGTGTGCTATTAAGCGGGTTGCTCTCGCTCCTCTTCCTGCTACTCCTTTATCTATTCCTAACAATCTTAAGCAATGGCAGTATCAGTACCAGTTGCCAGCCGATTATGTTCGGATGACGCTTAATGATGATGATCGTCTTTTCTTCCAGATTGAAGGAACAACTTTTCTGTCCAATATAAACAATGCCGTTATTAAGTATGTTTATAGTGTGACAGATATTGTGCAGTTAGATTCTCACTTGGCGGAAACCATTGCTTGGTACTTGGCACAAGACATTGCAATGGCTCTAGTCCAAAATTCTCAGGTCTGTGACCGGATGATGAAAGGATACTCTAACTGGTTGTCGCGTGCCAAGTTCATTGATGCTTCTACGAGTCGTGCAATTACGCAGACAGAATACTTCTATGAGGAAGTAAGGATGCAAGCAAATCATATCTAAAGTTACTTTACTATGGCTCGTGTAAATATATGGGATAGTGATTTTATCAGTGGGGAACTGTCTCCCCGTATGCTGGCAAGGGTTGATCTAAAAAAGTACGAATCAGGGTTGAACACTTGCCTTAATTTTATCGTTCAACTCCAAGGGGGTATCTGCAAACGTAGCGGGACGGTTTTTGTCAATCCAGTTAAAACACAAGCCGATTTAACTTGGCTTATTCCATTTACCATCGAAGGAGGAACAGCTTATGTTATTGAAATGGGTAATCTTTACTTTCGTTTTTATACTCAGCATGGCTTGCTTGTTGACGGTAGCAATGTACCAGTTGAGGTTGTCAGTCCTTACACAACCGCCGAAATCCAGCAAGTAGATTTTTGCCAGAGTGCGGATACGATGTTTTTGGTACACCCGAATCATCCCCCTCAAATGCTGCAAAGGACAAGCACAACCAGTTTTGTTCTGACTCCATTTAATTTTCAAGATGGGCCTTACATGAATCAAAATCAGATTCAAACGGCTTTCCTTGAGCATAGCGGCTTCACGTTGTATGATTATTATGACCCCATAACGAGTATCCATTTTCAACGGTATAACTTGACAGGTACGATTACGGCAAGTGGTACGACGGATGGCACGACACCTTTTGCACCATTTGTTTCAACAGATGTAGGTAGGTGGATACGCATTCTACAAGGTGATGCTTGGGGTGCAGCACAGATTACCTCTGTGACAAGCTCTACGGTAGTCCAAGCTACTGTTTTTGACCCCGTACCCTTTGGAGATTCTGGGGATGTTAAAATTACCATAGGGGCAAACACCTATGCAGAATATACAATCTATCCCACCTTTGTTTGGCGCATGGGTTCATGGAGCGATACAACCCTGTACCCTTCTACTGTCAATTTTCATCAAGGTCGGTTGTGTTTTGCGAATACCCCAACTGAACCAGAGGGATTTTGGACTTCCGAAAGTGGCATCTTCAATTTGTTTAGTCCTACGGAAGCGGATACAACTGTCATTGACTCAGACGGTATTGGTTACACGATTGCTTCTAATCAGCTTAATTCTGTGCAATGGATGCTATCGTCTCAAGCTCTTTTGCTTGGGACTTATGGAGCGGAATATGCTGTTTTGACAGCAGGGACTTCAACGCCTCTATCTCCCTCTAACATAGCTTTTCAGCAGCAGTCAGCTTTCGGTTCTAAGAAAGTCCGTCCTTACCTTATTGGAGTAAGCTCCATTTACGTTCAACGCTCAGGACAGAAATTACGGGAAATGACTTATGACTGGTCTATCAACGGCTGGCGTAGCATTGAAATCTCCATGCTCTCGGAACACTTATTCCGACAAGGTGGCGGCATTACGCAGTCCGCTTATCAGCAAGAGCCGGGCAATATATGGTGGGGAGTTCGGGCAGACGGTACACTTATCGGGATGACCTATGTTAAGGAACAACAGATTGTAGGTTTTCACAAGCATGTTATCGGTGGGACTTTTGCGGGAGGACAAGCTGTAGTTGAATCTATTACCTGTATTCCCACCCCAGACGGCACACAAGATCAACTTTGGATGGTTGTTAAACGTACTGTAGATGGTAATACGGTTCGGTACGTTGAATTTATGGATGTTCCTTTTGACGCTTCTATCATGGGTAAGAATACTATGAACTTTGTGGATTGTGGTATCCAGAATGCAAATTTTCCATTGCCTCTAGGTTCTCCTGCCAGCCATATCACAGGCTTAGACCATTTGAAAGGTCAAACGGTAGCTATCTGTGCTGACGGTGCGGTTCAACCAAGCAAGGTTGTTGCTTCTGACGGCTCTATTGATTTACAAACGGCTGCTAGTGTAATTACAGTAGGTTTACCTTTTGTAGCACAAATGCAAACCCTTCCTATTCCAGTTCAAGGCGATACCGGAACAGGTCAAGGTGCCGTTAAGCGAATTGACCGAATAATTTTCAGGATTGAAGACTCCCTTACCTTTAAGACAGGAAAGGACTTCAATAATCTTGCTTTTATCTTCTTTGGTACAACCACTTCCCTTATGGATAACTCTCCCGCTTTGTTTACGGGAGATCAACCCATTTTTCATAATGCTGGCTTAGGTGAGACGCTAGGTCAAATTGCCATTCAATCAGACGAGCCGTATCCGCTTACTTTACTTGGTATGTCACCTCAACTTGTGGTACAGCCAAAATAGTATGGACTTATATTCACGCTATATTAAGTTTGAAGAGTTTGAAAAGATGGCTAAGCAAATTCCCGGTACGGGTATGCTTATTCCCATAGCGGGAACATTGTGCATCAAAGGCTTGACTCGCGGCTCTTTTTACATGGGTAATTGCTTCTCGCTTCATGGCGTGTATCCTCTTACGAAGGCAATCGGTGACGCTTGGATGATTAGCCATCCGGCACTATTGCGTAAGTTTCCATTGGCTCCACATCGTTCTGCTAGGCAAGTTATCCTAGACGCTTTTCGTGACTTTAAATTTGATGCCATTCAGATTCAAGTACCAGATGATTTTCACGTTAGATGGTGTGAGTCCATTGGTTTCACTAAGGTAAAAAAAGAGGGTGATAAGGTACACCTGATGATACTAAAGTAACT